CGCCGCCGCGATCTGCCAGGGCTTCACACCATCCGCCGCCATTTGAAAAATGCGCCGTATCACGTCGGCGGCTTCGGCATCTACCAGAAGATGATTTTTATCTTCCGGGTCTTTGACATATCCATAAGGCGCATAGGGGCTGAGAAACGCCCCGCGCTCGGCTCTGGCCTTCTTTGCGCTTTTGACCCTGCGGGAGAGGTCACGGCTGTACAGGTCGTAGATCAGCGTCCGAAACGAAGTATCGAGGCTGTCGATGTCCAGCGGATTGCTGCTGTCGAAACCATCGTTGACGGAAATGAAGCGCACACCCAGGAACGGGAACACGCGGGAAATGTAGTCGCCCACGGTGAGGTAATCACGACCAAAGCGGGATAGGTCTTTGACCACGATACAATTTACCTGCCCGCGCCTGACCTGCTCCAAAAGCGCCTTCACAGCGGGACGCTCGAAGTTCGTACCGCTCCAGCCATCGTCACAAAACTCCAGTATTTCAGAGCCGGCCAGCTCCGCATGACCGGATACATATTCCCGGAGGAGGCTGCGCTGGTTGGATATGCTCTCGGATTCGTTTTTTTCGCCGGTTCGCAAATCCTCATCCTCGCTGGATATGCGAAGATACATCGCCGTTTTCATGCGTCAGCTTGCCTCCCTTCCAGATATGTACATAGTTCTTTGTATTCGTCCCGGTAGCGGAACACGATCTCGATATTGCTGCCGCCGTCCACAAACACACGCTCAATCAGCGCCTGCGCCATTTCTTTTGTCAAAACATCCGCCCCCCGGAAGCTGCCGAAGGCCGCAAGGAACGGGTTTTCCGGCGTGTGCGCCGCTTCCGCCGCTTGACTGCGTGTCAGAGCCTCGATCAGCCGCTCCGCTTCCTCGGCTTCCGCTTTGTAGCGGCGTTTCAGCGTCATATACTCCTGCTCGGTCATGAGCTGATCCACATAGCTCTGATACAGGCTGTCATACAGGCCGTTGCAGCGCTTGAGCGCCTTTTTCGCGGCGTCCAGCCTGCCTTGCAGCGTTGCGGTCTGCTTTCTGTATTTGGGGGAGCTGTTCACCCTGCGGATGAGCGCCTCCATATCGGCGGCAAGGGCGATCTGGGTTTGAATGGCTTGCAGGAGCATGGGGAACAGTGCGTCCTCCCGGATGTTTTTCAGCGGACAGCTGCCAATGTCGTTGGCGTGGGTCGGGCAGATAAAGGTGTACCACAGCTTTTTTTCGTGGCTCACATTCTTGTACCGCACCAGCGGACGCTTGCAGTCGGCGCAGCAGACCAGCCCCTTGAGGATGTTTTCGGTGGTTTCCAGATGCGTAAATCTGCCGAGGTTTTCAAAGTATTCTGTCTTTTTGCGCTGTGCAAGCTCCTGCACCTTGTCGAATGTCTCCCGGTCGATCAGCGGCTCGTGGGTGTTCTCCACGACGACCCATTCCTCTCGTGGCTTCTTGTGCTGCCCCCGGTTTTCGTAAAAGGACTGCCGCTTCTTTCCCTGCACCATGTGTCCGATGTACACCTGCCGTGACAGAAGGTTCTTGACCGTCTGAACATACCAGCTCACGCCGTTATACTTCTCCGTTTTGCATACCCCGGTGTTGTACAGGTAGGCGGAGGGGGATGGTACGCCGGAATCGTTGAGCCGCCTTGCGATTTGTGTGATTCCCATGCCCCCGGCTCGCCACCGGAATATCTGCCGGACAACGGGAGCCGTCGCTTCGTCCGGCTCCAGCTTGTGGGGATTATCCGGTTGTTTGCGGTAGCCGTAGGGAGCCCACGCGCCGATGAAATCACCGTTCTTCTGCTTTGCTGCCAGTGCCGAGCCGGACTTCCTGGAAATATCCTTGCTGTAAACCTCGTTGATGAGATTTTTCAGCGGAACGAGATAGCCGTCCGCGCCCCGCTGGGCGGTGAGGGTGTCGAAGCCGTCGTTGACGGCGATGAAGCGAACTCCGAGGAACGGAAAAATGCGCTCCAGATAGTTGCCCGTTTCCTTGTAGTTTCTGCCAAAGCGGGATAGGTCTTTGACCACGATGCAGTCTATATGCCCTTTGCGTACTTCCTCCATCATCTTTTCAAACTGAGGACGGTCAAAGTCCGTGCCGCTTCGTCCGTTATCGCAGAACAGGGCTGCAAGCTCCATATCGGAGCTGCTTTCAATAAAAGAAGTCAGCAGCGCTTTCTGCCCCTCTATGGTATCCGCGCCGGGTTTGCCGCTGTCCTCCACGGAAAGGCGGACATAGGCGGCAGCGCAGTATTGCTTCTGCGCCTGTGCGGGAGCTTCCGCCGCCGGAATGACCGGGTTTGTCTTTCGTTTCGTTCTTGCCACTTATACCACCTCCCGTATTTGTGATCTTCTGAGAATATCCGTCTGCCATGCAAATTCGTCCGCAAAGCGGAAGCGGACTTCCACGCGGTTATCCCTGTAAATGAGGATGCGGTCGATCAGCGCCACAACGATGCTGCGCTCCAATTCCGTGATGTTCAGGTGCTTTCTGAACTGCGCCATCCACTCCCGGTGCCCGCCGCCGTGCTCCCTGATCTGCGTAAGGGTCTCCTGCAAGGCGTCCATCTGTTTTTCGCACTCGGCGCAGCGTCCTGCGTAATTCTGCTTGAGCCTTGCGTATTCGTCCCGGTCGATGATGCCGTCTGCAAGACTTTCATACAGGGACATGAGCAGCTTCTGGAGCCGCTCATATTCCGAGTGCTTTTTGTCGAGCTGCCGCTGCACCTTCTGGGCTTCTGCGGTTCTCAGGGGGGCGGTATCCGTCATGGCAAGAATATCGTCCAGATCAACCACGTCCCGGATATACTGCTTTACCGTGTCCAAAACCAGTTGCTCCAGCGCTTCATCACGCATCCGGTGGGGCGAACAGGATTTATCCTGCTTGTGGGCGGCGCAGACGAAGTAGACGTATTTCTTCTTCCCGGAGGGGACGGTCTTGCGTACCATGCTTGCGCCGCAATCGCCGCAGAACACCATCCCGCTGAAAAGCTGCACCGCGCTGTCGCCGGGGCTGCGGCGGGTATCCAATGAGAGCGCCTTCTGTACGCTGTCAAAGTCCCGGCACTCAATGATGGCTTCGTGGGCGTCCGAAACGATTGCCCATTCGCTTTCCGGCTTTGTGACGCGCTTTCGCACCTTGTAGCTGGGTGTGGTTTCTTTTCCCTGAATGAGTATGCCTGTGTAGACCGGATTTTTCAGGATACGGAGCACGGCGTTGGCCGACCATGCCGCCTGCGGGTTCGCCTTGAAGGAGGTGGCAAACCTCATGCCCAGCGATCTTTTGTATTCCATGGGCGAAAGCACGCCGCTGTGATTCAATCGGGCGGCGATATCCTGCGGGCTCATGCCCTCCAGCTTCCATTTGAAGATATCCCGCACGACGTCCGCAGCGTATTCGTCTGCCACCAGACGGTTTTTGTCTGTTTCGTCTTTCAGATAGCCGTACACGGCAAATGCGCCGATATACTGGCCGCTCTTGCGCTTGACCTCAAGCTGGGTGCGGACTTTCACGGAAATATCCCGGCAGTAGGCTTCGTTTATGAGGTTTTTGAACGGAATGATAAGCTCGTCCGAAGCGTTTTTTCCGCCGAGACTGTCGTAGTTGTCGTTGACGGCGATGAACCGCACGCCTAAAAATGGGAATATCTTCTCGATGTATTCGCCAGCGTCCAGATAATTACGGCCAAAGCGCGAAAGATCTTTCACGATGATGCAGTTGGTACGTCCCGCCTTTACGTCCTCCAGCATTTTCTTAAAGCTCGGACGCTCGAAATTGGAGCCTGTGAAGCCGTCGTCGATCCTGACGGCGTATTCCCGAAGCTCCGGGCGGGTTCGGATGAAGTCCCGCAGCAGCTCCCGCTGCCCGGTGATGCTGTTGGATTCCTCTTTATCCCCGTCGTCCCTCGACAGCCGGAGGTAAAGCGTGGCGTTCCAGATTTTTGTTTCGGTGTTGTGTTGCATATTGCCAGCTCCTTTCCTCCAAAATTGTACCCTGCGTTGCGCAGGACTGTCGAGGATGTCGTAGGATCAGCCCTTTGTGCGGATATATGCCTCCAGTCTGTCCTCCAATGAAACATCCGTATCGGCGAAGCTGACCCTGACCACATATTTCCCATGCCGGTAGCAGTAGGGGTTGCCGATCTGACGGATGAAATCCAAAATACGCTCCCGCTTGGGCAGCGCCGTGTTGACCTTTACGTCGCGGATATCCACCAGCGTATTGTGGTCAACGGTGCGAACGTCCATATCGGATGCCGTATATGCGTCCATGCCATACCTCCTTGTTTTGTTTATTCCATGGTTATGATTGGATATATAAATCTATGAGCCCGAGCCGAGGGCAGAAGAATAGGGCTGTGACGGAACACAGCCCCATGGTTTCCGGCCTCGATGCGGATAAAAAAGAACCTTTCCTCAGAACTTCATGGGAAGGGTCGAATGCCTGCGCCTGCCGTTGTAGATGCGGTAGAACAGGTTGACGTAGCGCTTTACGCCCCGCAGCTCCTTTTCCGCCTTGCCCGCCGCGTAAACAAACTTGGGCTCGTAGGCGCGGAGGCTGTAAATGAGCCGCTCCCGGTCGTACTCGCCGTGGTACAGCTCCACGAAGTGGACGATGCCCTGAATCACCTCGGCTCGGAGGGAATCGGGGTCGCCGCCCCAGGCTTCCAGCAGGATGGTGAGCGCTTCCTTGTAAAGCTCCGCCCCGGCGCGCCTGAACTCAGCAAAGGCGGTGTTGATGCAGAGGATGCGTCCCGTGCCGCCGCCCCGCTCAAAGCCCATATGCAGCCCCGCTTCCTCGGTGGCGGCATAGAACTCGCCCGACGCCTTATCCTCTCCGCGAAGATTGGCGCGGAGCCTGGCGCTGGGGGTAAGAGCCGCAGAATCGCCTGTCTGCATGGCAAACAGCAGCGCCTCATCCTGTTCTGTCATGCCATAGTACACCTTGCAGAGGATCGGCAGGTCGTTGTTGCCGTTCATGTGCTTGCGCGCCACAATAGTATGTTGCCCGTCAAACACATAATAGTGACCGTCACGAAAGCTAACCTTCGGTTCGTTGGCGATACG